GTAATTGCGATGTTGATTAAAATTTGTTGCCAATTCATAGTTAATCGTCCTCCGATTTTTTATTTTGCTTTGCTTGCTTCGGTGGTGTTTCGGGCAACGCCATAATGTCGTTGTAAAGTTCCGTTATTACGCCGTTGCCGCCGAGCGCGTGATAGGCTTCATATTCGCGCCGTACTGCGTCCTTCGCATATACGGGGCAATATCCGCGCTCGACCCACTTTTCGTGTTGCCGTATGATTTCGGCGCGTAAAAGGCTTTGCACGCCGTTGTCGAGTGCTTTGTGCCGCTGTTTGCCCGACTTAAAGTGCGCTATAACCGCCGTAACGACGACCCCGACGGTGGTACTTATAAACGCCGTTAAAATGGTTGCCGCGATGTTCACGTTACACCTCGATAAACCACTCGTCGCGGAGCAATGTTTGCCCGTTTGCCGCGATTTCGTCCTTTGTTTTGCCGTCGAGGGCGTTTACCCATATTTCCCGCGCGTCGTCGATTTCGCGTTGTGTGAGTATGCCCGCCGCCTTGTCTGCGTTCGCGGTTTCGAGCCATTTTTCAGCACTAAAAACCGCCGTACCGCTTTTTGCTTCCTGCTTGTTTGCCATAATAAAATTACCTCCGTTTTTTATTTTGCTTTTTGTTGTAATTGCTTACAATGCGTTTGAGTTTGTTTTTCGGCGCATACGGGTAAATGTGCTTTTTATAAAACCCGCAAGCGTTGATGTGTTGCAACCACCCGACGAGCGATAAAAGACTCATTGCTTGATGTACCGTTATAAAACCCGTCTTTTTGATTTTGCGCACCCTGCGGCATAATCGAAAAAATATGCGCTTGCGCAAAATTGTTTTATGTTTATAAAAGCGATACCCGACAAAGTCGATAGGGCGGGAGTTCAACCGCCATACTTGCCAATTATCTTTTAACTTCAAGCCGATACCGCGCAAATATTCGTTGATAGCCGCAACTGCGCGGCGCAACTTTCTTTTGTTGCTGTCGATTAAAACCATATCGTCGACGTACCGCACATAATATTTGATGTGTAACTTTTCTTTTACATAGTGGTCGAGTCCCTCCAAGTAAAAATTTGAAAACCATTGCGACGTATAATAACCAATAGGCAAGTGGTCGCCGCCGTTTTCAAGTATTTTGCCGATAAGTTCCAACATTCGCCCGTCTTTGATTTTCCGCCTCCACATATCAAGCAATACGGGCGGGCGGACGCTGTCGAAAAACTTTGATATATCCAACTTTGCGCAATAACGCATTTTGTCGTCGTGTATCGCCGTTTCAACGTAAGCCTTCGCGTCAATGCCGCCGCGATTTGGAATACTACCGCAACAATACCGATACATACCGCGCATTATAACGGGTTGCAACGCCGTAATAACAAGCCAATGTATTATTTGGTCGGGGTAAAATTTCGGTATTGTAATAGTGCGTTGTTTGCGGCAAGAATTATCGAAAATTACGCAAGTGTGCGACGGCGATAATTGCACGTTGCCCGCTTCGAGCATTTCCTTTAACTCCTGCGCATAACGGTCGATGTCGTCGAGTATTCGACGTATATAGTCGCGGTCGGTTTTACCTTTTGCCGCGTTGCGTATCGCCTTTTTGATAAAGTCGATGTCGCACATCGTTTCGTATAAATGACCGACTCGCTTCATTTCCTTTAATCTCCTTGCGGTCTTTCAATGATTTACTAAACCGCCCTCTTTATGGAGTGTTTTTTGCCAAGTGGCAAGGACTGTCAGCACTTCAAGACGAATATATCAAGATTAAATGCGACCCCCGATGTTCGAGTTCGAGTTCGACGCGTCGTTGTTGCCGTTCCAATACCACAAACCCGCGTTCGTCGTGTTGTTCCAATTACCGCCAACGTACAGCACCGAGCCGCCCGAGTACGAGCGGGGAGTGTGCCGACTGCCCTTTATTATTCGGTTAAATTGATTTATACGTTAAGGGGGGAGTCCCCCTTAACAAACCCCCTTAAAGAGGCTTTTTGCAAAGGCGACCCCCGAAGTCCGAGTCCGAGACCGACGCGCCGCCGTTGCCGTACCAATACCACAAACCCGCGTTCGTCGCGACGCTCCAATAACCGCCAACGCACAGCACCGAGCCGCCCGAGGACGAGTAGTCGCAAAAATACGTTGTTGCGCTTCCGCCGCTTGCTTCGGTAACGTATTGTATAAGCGGGTTTCTATCAAGCGGCGCAACCTTTTTTATCCAACCGCTCGACGTGGGGCGGTTGCCGTGATAGACATAAGGCGACGCGGTTTTGCCGCCGACGTATGATTTCGGGTCGGTGCAAATATAAACCTTTTCGGACGAAAACGATATACCGTCGCACCAAGTAAAGGTATTTCCCCACAAATTCTCAATGCCGCGATATTTACAAGCGTGCTTGCCGTCGGTGTTGCTTTCCTCCGACCCCGACGGGGTTTTAACCGCGTCCGTCCTGCCTGTTTGTACCGCCGCCGAGTTTCCGTTTGCGTAACCGTACATAACCGCTTGCGAGTTCGTGGTTTTCATTTCGACGAGCCATAGTTCTTTGATTATCAAGTCAATTAAAAAGTCATATTGTTGATACCCGTCGCCGTTTGCCTTGCACCCGTTGCGGAAGTTGTCGATAGTGATATTTACAAGCACGGTCGCGCCCGATTTGCTGTAAATGCGGGACGAGTTGCCGCTTCCTTCGTACTTGCCGACAAGTATATAATCAAGTTCGTTACCTTCGCCGTCGACGAAAAGGGTTGAAAAACCGTCATATCGCACGCCCGATATTTGATGTTTGAACGTGCCGTCGGCGTTCGGTGTGATTTTCCCGTAAAATTTCGGTATCTTGATAAATACGTTGCCGTGTTCGTCCGTTACTTCCTGCATATCGCAATACGGGTAACAACGGTCGAAGTCGCTTGTAATTTCGCTTGCGCCGACCGTTACGTTTAACCCGACCGCGTCGTCTGTGCGGATAAGGGCGGAGGGGTTAGACGACCCGACTTTATCAACGCCGTAAATTTTCGCTTTTTCAAAGTTTAACATTGTTTAATTGCCTCCTTTAAGGGCGGATATTTCCGCAAATATTTTTTTGAATACTTTGTCGATTTCGCCGCCGCGCGTATATCCGACGGCTTTTTCCGCTTCCGCCGCCTGCGCCGCGTAAATAACGGTTTTTGCCGCTTCCGCTTCGGTTGCGGTTGCGGCGGTGTCCGCGTGCGCGGCTTTTGCGATTTTGTCGCCGCTATGTACAAGGTCGTCGGCGGGGTATGTCGCTTGCGGCTCGCCGTTAAGTGTAACCTTCGTGCCTTGCTTTTCGGCAATTTGCGTTTCAAGTTCGGCGACCTTGTCGCTTGCGGCGGTTGCTGTTTCCGCCGCCGCGTCTGCCGTATCGACTGCGTCCGCCGCCGTATCGTTTGCCGACTTGATTTGCGCGTCAAGTCCGTTTGCGGTTGCAAGCGCATTATCGGCGTTTGTCTTTGCCGCATTTGCCGTCGATACCGCATTATCGGACTTTGTGTTTGCGCCGTTTGCTGTGGTAACTGCCGCCGCCGCTTTGGTGCGTGCGTCGTTCGATGTATCAACCGCGTTATTTGCCGTTGTAACGGCGTTTTTTGCGGTTGCAAGCGCATTGTCGACGATTGCCTTCATTGTGGCATAATCGCAAACGGGCTTTATTAAGCGCGTTAATTCGACGATTTGCGTCCCCGATATTTCAAACGAATATATCGGCAACTCGTAAGCCGTGTTTACGTTGTCCGCTTCCGCCGCATAAACGTCGTTTTGTTCAAGTTCGCGGTTTAACGCTTCCCAAGACGTTTGCACTTTTGCAATGAGTGTTACGTTCAATTCGTCGGCGGGGTGGTATGTTTCGATACGAGCGACGACGTAACCCTTGAACGTGTCGAAAATCTGCGGGCGCAATATTTCGGGGGCGGTAACTTCCGCCATACGCGCACAAACCACAAACGCGCCCGTGCCGACTTGTATTTGATTGCCGCCGACGACCTTTGCGGCGAGTTCGTCGCCGTAATTCATATAATAGCCGTGTGCGTTGTTTTGGTCGATAAAGCGCGATTTTACTTCGAGCGCGTACAAATTCGCGTTAAAATTGCTTTGCCCTTGAAAAGTAACGGGTTTTATCATTGCTTTTGCCTCCTATGCTTTGATTATTTCGGTCAAAAGTATTTTCTTAAAACCGAGTTTTATTTTGGTGCTTTTGCCGCTTCCGTTTAGCGTGGTTATTTTTTCGCTTATGGGGAGCGTCTTAAAAAGTTTGCCTTCGTAGTACAATGCGACTTTCGTATATAGCCGATACACCGAAAAATCAAGCGGGTCGATTATTACGTTATTGTCGATTATGATATTATCGACGTATCGGGCGTTTGCAAGTTCGTTGACGGCGTTAAACTGCGCGTCGGCTAAATATTCGGACTCGTAATATTTTGCCTTTACGGGGTATAATCTGCCCGCGATGTTGCCGTTTGCGTCCGCCTGTACAATGTTGTTGTCTTTCGTTCGGTAATAGTAAACCGTCGCAATGGTGGACGGGCGGGGTTTGTATTTCGGGATATACACGGGCGAGCCGTCGTCGTTAAATACGGGGTTGCCGTTTTCGTCGGTCTTTTGCGTGGTGGTGTAAATGATATTGCCGTCCGCGTCCGTTTCGGGCGTTTCCACGTTGTATTTGATAGTTGCAACCGCTTTGTTTGTCGTTGCCGATGTGGTCGTCAATTCGTGTATAAAGTCGCTTAAATTGATTTCTACGCGGTCGTTGCACTTAACGAACGTAAAAATGATTTTACCCGCCGCGACGTTGTACTTGCTTTCAATGTTGTACTCGTAATATTTCAAGTAGCATTTCAAAAACTTGTAGGCGTTGACGGTTTGATACGTTCCTTGCAAACTGCCGTATGTTTCGGTCGTATCGGTGGAGTCGGGCGGGATAATCACGTCGACGGGTATCAACCGCGTTGCCGCGTCCGCGCTGTCGAATACCGCCGCTTTAACCTTTTCAAATATTTTCGATAATCGCCCGTCAAAACTGCCGTCGGCGGTAAAATCAAGCAAAATTTCGGTGTCCCATAGCGTTTTGAAGTCAAGCCCTTTAATTTTCCGCTTGCGGTTGTCGGGCTTGATTTCGTCGGCAAAACACGCATAATCGTAATTGCCCGCGTCGTCGCACAAAACGGCGATTTTAGCGTCGTTTATATCCGTGTCGGATATTCCTTCAGCGGTAAAAGAGTCGGGGTCATACACGCGCGTCGTCAAGTCATACGTTGCGTTGTCGACGTTCGTTATGTGGTTTTTGTTTTCGTCGTAAATCGCTAAATACACGCGCCGCCTCCTTAATCAAATAAAAACCGCTTTATTGACATTTCGATTGCGCCGTCGTCGTCGGCGGTCATATTCGAGCCGATGTAATACTCGCCTTGCGGCAAGTATAAAAACGATTGCTTTGTTTTATCGGTAAGCCCGTAACCGTTGCGGGCTTCGCCCGTTTCGGTGTCGGTAACGGTTATTTTTTTAGTAGTGGGGTCAATCAAAATTTCCGTGCCGTCGGTGTTGTTTGTCGCAAGCGATATTTCCGCAACGACTTTGTCGTTCATATCTGCCAAGCAAAGACGGATATTTTCGGCAATGTCGCCCGTAATTTTTATTACGATAGGCGCGTCGACAAAAAACGGGTTTGATACCTTGTATTTGTTTTTGAAAACCATACCCGCAAAACCAAACGGGAAGTGCAAGGGGAAGGCGGTATTTGCCGCGTCCGTGCGCTTCAACGCAAAAGATTGTTCGACGCGTTCGTACCAATATGTTTGCTTGTCAAAAGTAAAGGTTTCGACAAATTCGCCGTCGGCGTTGATTTCCGACTTCGGCATTGTGTTTGATACGACCTCGCAAAATTTATCGGTTATTCCGTCGTTGTATTCAAACAAAAACGGCGACGCGCCGCACTCGGCAAGGAATAACGCCAAACTTTTATAATTGCCGTAACCGTTCGTCCCGTCGGCGTTAAAATAGATTTTTAGCGTTATCGGGTCGGGGTCGGGTTTTACGTTCGTCAAGTGCTTGCCTTTTTCGCTTTCTTTGTACGATAGCGAAAATTTGTTACCGAGTCCCGTCGGCTCTGCGGCAAGCGCGGTTTCGGTATTCAAGTCAAACGATTTCGATTTGTCGTAGGTGTGCAAAATAAATCGGCGCATAATTACATAGCCTCCGCAAGTTTGATGTTGATGTCGCGCACAAGCGCGTCGGTGTCGACTTCCGCCGCATAGTTTTGTATTGTAACCGTTATATTTTGCGTCTTGTTCGTGGTGCTGTTATCGTAGTTGTAAGTATCGCCGTATGTACCGCCCGCGCCGCCGTCGTACACCGTGCCGCCGCCCCCTGCGCCCGATGTGTCGGGCGGGGTGCTGTCGATAATGGCGTTTACGTCGTCCATATCCTCGATGTCGCTTGTATCAATGCGTAACTTTACTTCGGCAATGCGGTCGATGTGAACGCCAAGCCAACCGAGCGCACCGTTTACGCCGTCAATAAGCCCGTTTATAATACCGATTACAAAGTTGATTGCGTCCTCGATAAAACCCAAAACAAAATTGATTACTTTGACAACGCCGTTAAATATCGTCGTAACGACTTTGCCGAAAAGCGAAAAAAGCGGGGTAAGCCAACCGAGCAACGTACCAAGCACTTTTAACGGCACTTGCAACGCCTGTAAGCAAAGTTTTATCGGGATAAGCGCAACGCTTAAAAGCGGTTGCAAAACGCTAAATAACGCCGATATAGCGGTTTGAATAGGCATTAAAAACATATCGACCGCCATACCGAGCATATCGAAAAGCGGTTGTAATAAATCGAAAATCATTTGTATGATTTCGACGAACGGTTGCAACGCCTCCGATACAAGATTTACAACGACCGCCAAGATACCGCCGACAAGGTCTATAATCGGCTGTATAATTTGCATTGCGAGGTCAAGCACTTGCATTACAGCGTCAACGGCGGGCATAAGGGCTTGACCGAGTGTTTCGACAAGGCGGTTTATTGCTTCGCGGAAGGCTTCGCAATGGTTGTAAAGCAAGATAAGAATTGCAACAACTGCCGCAATGATTAAAATAATCGGGTTTGCGGCAAGTGCGTCGAGTCCTGCTTTTAACTGCGGCAATATTTTTATGATGTTGCCAACCGAGCCGACAAGTTTGCCGATACCGATTGTTAAGGGCGCAAGGGCGGCAACGACGAGCATTGCCTTTAACGCAAAAGATTGTTGCGCGACCGATAAGCCGTTAAACCACTCCGCAAGCCTTTGTAATTTCGGTATCAAGTTTGTTTGTATATTTTCCGCGAGCCGTTGCATAAGGGGCGCAAGGGCTGTACCGATTTGCAAACCGACGTTTTTAATCGACTCCTTCAGCAAAAAAAACGTGTCGTCAAGTTTCGCAAGCGCGGCGACCTGTTCGTTCGATAAATAGCCGATTTGTTCAAATTCGCCCTTAAATTGCGCGATTGCGTCCGTCCCTGCGTTAAGATACGGCAACATTTGATTTGCGACTTTATCGCCGAAAATCTCGTTTGCGTATGCCGCTTGCAAGGTTTTGTCCTGCATATTCGATAAAGCGTCGATAATGCCGTCAAACATTGCCTCTTTGCTTTCAAAATCGGCGATGTTTAAGCCGAGCGATTGCAACGCTTGCGACGCGGCGTTTATTGTACCCGTCGACAAGTCAAGCATTGCGGCACGGGCTTTTATCATTGCTTTTTCAAAGACGCTCCATTCGACCCCGCATTGCGCCGTTATGTATTGATATTCTTGTACTTTTTCGGCGGATATGCCAAGTCGTAACGCAAGGTCGTCGACCGTTGCGCCCGCGCTTGCCGCCGCGACGTTTAAGCCGCCAAGCGCGGCAACGCCGCCCGCCGCGAGGGTGGATAGGGGAGTCAAGGCTTGCCCGACGCTTGATATTGCGCCGCCGACTTTCGATACTTGATTACCGAGTTGCGTAAACTTGATTGCGTTTATTTTTTCGAGTTGCTGTTGTAATTGTTGCCCTTGCAATTCGGCTTTCGCAAGTTCGCTTTGCAATTTGCGGTATGCGTCGGTGTCGATGTTTCCCGACTCTTCCAAGTACGCCAAACGGCGGCGCAATGTGTCCGCATTTGCCGCCGTTTGGTCGATAGCCTGTTGAGCGACCTTTTGCGCCCGCGCGAATTTATCCGCGTCAAACTTTAATTCGAGGCTTTTTTGCAAGGCGTTTAATTCGGTTTGCGACGATTGCGCCGCTTTCCGCATTGACGACATTGCTTTGTTGAACGACGACGCGTCCGCGCCGATTTCAACCGTTAAGCCGCGTATATTATTGCCCGCCATAGGTTTAGCCTCCTTTTAAGAATTTGACCGCTTCCGCCGCCGATACATCGCGCACAACGCGGTTGCCGTTTTTACTTTTCGATTTCTGCGCTTGTTCTATTGCGTGTTTTAAGTTCGCAATATCAATCGACATAATCAAAACGTAAAGGTCGTTAAAATGTGAATTTGTGATAATTGCGTCGGGTATTCTATGCTCGACGCACTTTTGCATAAGTGTTATGTAGCGCGGCACGGGTAAAGGTTTTGCGGCTTCGGGTTGCGGGTTTAATTTCGCATATATGCCCGATAGCCGCGTATATTCCTGCCCGTGCGTTACGAGTTTTTTGCGTTTGTCGTTGCCGCCTTTAACGCGATTTCAAAAACAAACTTGATTTTGTTAATAAGCCGCGTCAAGTATTCGATGTCCGACATATCGAACATTTGCAAAAACGAGTCGAAGTCGGCAATTTCGTCGCTTACGATAAAGCAATAAATCGCCTTTAAGTTCGACAAAAGGTATGCGGGGTTTTTAAGGTCTTTTCCGTTCATTCGTTCAACGTATGCAAAAAGCGTTTCGGTCTTTGCGTTTGCGGGGAAGTTCTCTTCCCAACGACGCTCGGCAAATACCGATACGTCGATTTTGCACTTGATGTCGTGTGTTTTGCGGATAAGTTCGCCCTTCGCTTCGTCGAGTTCCGTTTCAAGTACGGGTAAAGTCGTATTTATCATATTGCCCTCCGATTATGCGCCCGCGTTCGCGTCCGTTTCCGCGCCCGCAAGCAATTTCGGGATAATGACCTCGTTGCCGAAGTCGGCGTAACCGTCCATATCGGGCGTTTTCGTCAACTGCCATACAATGCGGTTGTTTCCTTTTGTGTCAACAAAAACTTTGCCGTCCGCCGCAAGTGCTTTAACGCCCTTGATTTTAAGCGGCACGTCGAACGACGACTCGTTTATATCGCCGTTGTTTTGGTCGTAGTTTTCGGCGGGGCGGGTGGACGTTACGCCGTACAACATAGTTTTTGCAACCGATATTTCGTTGTCGCCGTCCATTGCGCACGTTTCAAAATAAACGATGTGCGGCGTGTTTTTGGTCGGCTTGACCTGCGCAAGCCCGTCGGCGGTCATTACCTGCCGCCCGCACGCGATTTCGTAAGCGTCGCAAATATTGTTTTGCGTAAGCGTACCCGTTTTGCCTTTTTCGTTGACATAATGAACGATACACTCGCCGTCGCCGTAAACTTCTTTTTCTGCCGTGTCGGTTTCGAGTGCTATTTTCGTCGACGTACCCATAGGCACAAACGCGCCATACCCGCCGTTGCCGTCGGGGAAGGCAAATTTTGCGTTACGGATATTAAAACGTATAAGATTTTTTGCGGGCGTTTCCGCCGCCTTGCTGTTTGCCATTTGTTAATTACCTCCGTTTTTAATGGTGTTTTTGATTGCTTCAAAGATTTGCGACTCGGTTTCGTCAAAACAACGGCGGATAAAACCGTTATGCGGGTTGTCGCTGTATTCAAGCACATTCGACAACGGCACGTCGCTCCGTGCTTCGCCTTTCGAGCCGTCCTTTGTTTTTCGCCGCACGTCGCCGCTTGCAACGCGGGTATTTCCGACGTAACGGCGGTCTTTGTATTTGTCCTTGATTTCCCAAGACTGCGCCATTTCGCCCGTGTCGCGGGGCGTTGCCGCTTCGACCGCGTCTTTGAAAACTTCCGCGCCCTTTTGTACTGCCTGTTGCCGTGCTTCAAAGTTCGCGTGTTGAAAATCGGTTAAAATTTCCGTCAATGCTTCGGACAATTCGTCGAGTGGAATATGTCCCGTCGATATGCCTTTATTAGCCATAATCAACCGCCCCGATGTACGCAAATTCGATGTTTACGCCGCGATACGGGTTGTTGCTGTCGGGTATATCGCTTTCGTCGTTTGCGAGCGCAAAATGCGGGTCTTGCAATACGGCGCGTTTGATAGCCTTTAAGCGTTCGTCAACGTCCGAATAGCGGGGGTCGGTTTTATCGTACAAGTAATAGTAATTCACGTCGATGTATACGCGACGCGTCTTTGCTTTGCCGTCGCCGTATGTTTTCGGGCGATTTGATACGATTTTATAAACGACGTACTCGTCGCCGTTTATCTTGACTTGCGAATTTGCGATATTATCCGCTTCAACCCGTCGCAAGTGGTTTGATAAAACGCCGAACGGTAAAAGGGTTTCGTCGAGTATTTTTTGCATTATCGCCGTTACGTTCATTATTTGCCCTCGTACTTTTTGACTTGTAGTTCAATCATTTTGTTTTGTTCGAGGTAGTTATCCGCCGCCCCTGCAAGACAAAACGTGTGCGCGTCGTCTTTTACGCCGTGCAAGTAAATTCGCACGTCCTTTTTGATAAGCGCGTCGTAAAGTGCTTTAACGAACGGTAAGCGCAAGCGGGCGGGGCGTATTACGCCGTCGGCTTGCTGTTGCGTCGCCGCTTGCCCGTATGCGTTCAACCATTCGCAATAAAAGCAATCGGTCATTATAGGCGAGCCGTCGTCGGCTTCGCCTATTTTGACCGCGATTGTTTCCCACG